GTTGTCATCCCCACCCAGAGTGAGGTCGGCATCATCACCAAAGTGGAACCAGGCCTTGTCGTCAGTCAGACCCTTCTCCGGGGTGAAGGAGGTCGTAGGCACAACACCACCAGAGTCGAACGAGTCCTTGAAGTCCTTGGAGATATCCAGACGCGGGTCGAGAAGAGCCTTGGCTGCCTGAGCGTCCACCCGCTTGGCAAAGTCGGGCTCAGCGACGTAGCGACGCCGCATCTCCTTCTCCGCAATCATCAGATCGGGGTAGTCCTTGGCGATGACCGCGATGTCACTGGGAGCGGCAGGCTGGAACGGATCTCCTGCCTTGGCCCTGATCTTGAGTTCGGGGTTGGTGAGGAGCAGACCAAGGTCAGCACGGTACTTGGCCTTGGTCATCGCAGAGATGCCACCACCACCGACTCGTGCTACTCCGTTGCTCCCCTCGGGGCTACCAGGAACCTTGGGCTTCTCGTCCTCATCGCCCTCCTTGGGTCCGAGGTCACGATCCACCTTGCGCGCAGCCATGTTCTGGTAGTTGGTGCGATCGGCGGAGACCTTGCCGGTCTTCTTCTTGGCCCCGGTCTTGTGGTCGATGGCCTCGACATCACCGATGTGGCCCTCGATGGAGGTGTCCCAGTAGCCGGTCTTGACCGCAGCAGGACGGTTGAAGCGCGGCTTCACGTAGCCCGAGTCCTTCTGCCGCGAGGTCTTCTCCCACGGGCGGTACTCGACGTTGGCGATGTAGTAGGGGAACTGCTCCTGAAGAGCCTGGAGCGCGAGGTAGTAGCCCTCAGAGTTCAGCCGCAAGGGCTTCTGAGTGGCGATGTACTCCCGCTCCTTAGTCTTGAGGAAGTTCTTGTAGGCCTCACCCTCACCGATGGCCACGACAGTGGACTGGTTGGTGGCGAACTGACGAGCGACCTGGTCAGGATCCTCGCCGCTGTCACGAGCAGCACGCACCAGAGCCTGCGCGCGGACCTGCTTCCAGGTCATCTCGCTGCCCTTGCCGTCGTCGTACTTCTGAGCGTGCTGATCGAGGAACTCTCCTGCCCACTCCTCCTTGCGCTCGTTGGAGGGCTTGGGATCCTGCTGCTCCTCCTTGACCAGACGATCGAAGTAGTCAGAGCGCGACTTACGCGAGTTGTCGTCGTCACCGGGGTAGCGCCCAGTGGCCTTGACCATCAACTCCTGCTGACGGTCATGTGGCACTGCGCTGAGGGTCGTCTGCTCCGCCTCAAGAGAGTCAAGCAGCATCCCGTAACGCTTGACCATACGAGCGCTCTTGTCATTGAAACGACGCCCGCCACGGAAGTCGTCAGCGAACTCCACTGTGTAGACACCGCTGTGACTGACGACAGTGAAGGCGCGAGCACCACTCGCCATGCCCGTGTACACGTCCTCAGTGGTAGGCCCACCGAGCGTGCGAGTGCGGATGTACTCCCCGCCCTTGAGAGACTTGAGGTTCTTGAGGTTGAACGGCAGGTAGTGGTCGTCCCCATAGCCCACAGCCTGAGTGGCCAACTGACCCTTGCGGTCGATGATCACGCCCTGAGAGGGAGCGATAGCACCCGAGTTGGTGTGCAGCCGCAGGAGATCCTCGTTGGGCAGGATCGAACGGAAGTAGTTGATCACTGGAGACTCGACCGGCACGGCAACAGTTCGGTCACGACCAGCGACATGCTGCGTCACACGCGGGTAGATGATGCGCGTGCGAGCGTCAGTGGGAGTAGTAGCAGTGGAGATGGCAGAGCGGAACGCGTTGTTCAGCCGAGAGTCTGCCTTGCGCTCCACGCCCCGGTAGCGATACGCGCTCTTGCGCGCGTGAGGTCCAATGACCTTCTCCGCCTCAGGACCGTACTGACCAGCCCACTGACCAGCCTTGATGGCAGCCTGGATCCTGGGGTCATCAACGTTGCCGAAGATCTGGTTGGCGAAGTTGGAGGCAGCACCCAGCCGCTTCATCCCACGAGTGGCCCCAGACTCGTCCCAGACGGACGCCTTGTTCCACTCCTCTCCGAAGCCCTTGACCTGACCAGGGTTGAGCGCACCAGAGCCGAACTGGTAGGACGCCTCACCAGCGACACCACGAGAGGCACCCAGCGAGCGGGTAGCGTCGAACACGTCGGGACGTGCAGCCTCGTCATCGATGACGTAGAAGGTGACCTCCTTGAGGTTGGACCCCTTGAAGTCCGAAGGCTTGATCATCTCCTCAGGCTTGTTGCCTACCGTCCGCTGCACTTCCTCAGAACCATCAGGCTTCTCCCATGTCTGCACAGCGAGCAGGTTGTTGTAGTTGTTGTTCTCCAGAGCGGCAGAGATCTGCGCGTAAGCGTTCTGGTACCGCATAGCGGTGTCACGATTGAAGCCCTTGGTCGTGTGCGGCATGTGATTGCTGGGCGTACGTGAGTTGAGCACGTCGTCAGGAACAGGCTTTTGCCCCTGGTGCGGCTCAGCGATCTTCAGTGCTCCCATCTCACGGAAGCGTCCACCCTTGTCGCGCCACTGCTTACGAGCGTTGTCCTGACGATCCCAGATCGTGTAGTCAGAAGCAGCCTTCTCGATGAGATCAATCGTCTTGCTGATCTCTTCTACAGTGTCATCAGACATGGACTTGGAGATGACACCGCTGATCACAGCGCGCTTGATGATCTCCTTGCGCTCGTCATACTGACGCTTGAATGCCTTAGAGATCTCAACGCTGTGATAGTCAAGAAGGCGAGGTACTTCAGCAGCCACAACAGCAACCATGACCTGCTCAGCAGTGTCGTCAGCCATGTACCACTTGAAGATGCGCGTGGCGGCATCCAGGTCAAAGGACTCGTCCTCCTCGGGAACACCGAAGAACGCCTTGGAGATCGGGGTGATCTTCACTTCTTCTCCTTCTTCGGCGGAGCCTTCTTAGCGTCAGCCTTGGCCTTGAGGCCCATCCGGTGCTTCTCCTCCGCGAACTTGATCTTCTGCGCGGCGGTCATCTGCTGAGTCTTGATGTTGCCCTTGGTCGACTCCTGGAGGCCCTTCAACTTGAGTTCGGCCTCCTTCTGCTTCGTGGTGAGGTTGACCTTGTGCTCCGCGTCCCGCTGAGACATGGCCTGCTGCTTCTCAGCCAGGGTCATCTGGTGCAACTCGTCATCACGCTGCTGCTGGAGTCTGGGGTCTGTCTGGGGTGCCTCCAACTGCGCCTTCTGCTGCTCCAGGGACATCTTCTGCCCCTCCATCTGCATGGCGTGCTGCTCAGGCATGACCTCGGTCTGGTGACGCATCTGCTCCATCTGCATCTGGCCCTGCTCGGCCTGCTGCTGCATGGTGAGTATCTCCATCTGCTGCTGGGCCAACTTCATCGTGTCAGCCTGCCGCTCCTCCTGCTCCTTGACCTTCTCGGACTGCTCGTCCAGTTCAGGCAGGTTGGCGCTCTTGCGCAGGAACTTCTCCAGTTCCACATCGGGGAACCAGGTGAGCCCAGCAGAGGCCAACTGACCCATGAACGCGCTCAACTGCGCGAGGTCGGGCGGGTCGACATCAGAGGGGACGATCTGCGGCAACTGGTCCAACTTCCACCCGTTAACGGCAAAGAGCCTGGGAATGGCGTGCGTGTTGAACACATCAGCGATGGTCTGTGCGATGGAGTTGATGGATGCACGGAACAGCCCGGTCTTGTCCGTATGCATGGAGTAGGAGCCAGTGCCCTCGTGACCGACCTTGATGAAGTCAGCAAGAACGCTCTGGAGGATCTCCAGGTTGTATTCATCAATGATGGCGGCAATGTCCATCTGCCTTGCGCCGCCACTGGACAGCAGTTCGAAGTCGAACAGATCAGTCTTGGTGTCCTGATCCATCTGACGAGGGATGATGATGCCCTCTTGCTCGTTACGTCTGACGCTGCGCACCATCTTGCGGAACGCATCGACCATGACAGCCTTGTCGCTGCCCTTGGGCGCAGACAGGTAGTCCTGCGGAACACGAGCCATCGGCATACCAGCGAGGTCACGCTCGACGCCGATGAGCATGATCTCTTCCAGGCGCTTCTTCACGAACCAGGGGCGGTACGCGTTACGTAGGAAAGAGCGGCCTTCAGGGTTGCCCTTGGCAGAGGAGACACGGAAGAGCAGGCTCTTCTCGATGGGGAGCACAGTCGTCTGGTACAACGGCGGGGCCAACTGCACCATCGCCTGTGTGCCACCGTGATCATCGAAGACCCACCTGAGCATGGTCTCCTGAGCACGGATGGGGATCTTCCTCCACCCGATGCGGTTGTCGTTGTACTTGGACCGCTTCTTGGGGTCGTTCTCCCACGGCCCTACACGCTTCTTGTAGACGATCTCGTG